TTAAACAATTAATAAAATGATTTACATCAAACAAAATATCATCATTTGCTATAATAATGTTATTTGATTTTGCAAGCCTTACCCCCATATTCCATGATGGATTTACGAATAAATTTTTTTGTGGCTCTACATAAATTAATTTTTTATTTAGAGGTATTTTGTTAGTGTTTATATTATCGTTATTAATTAATATAACTTCCTCTATAAAATCAGAATTATAAAAATTAACTAATAATTCATTTAATCTCTCACCTTTCCATATAGTAGGTATTATTACAGAGAATTTATCCATTGTACAAAATTTTCAGTTGATATTACGTTTAATAATTCATTTTTATTATTTGAATAATAAGTGTATGTTTTATAGTTTTCATCTGCATTATAAGGTATGTTCGTACCTTTTCTAATGATACCACAACCATAATCGGTATTCACCACTTTGATATCCAAATCAATTCTCTCTACTCTTAATTCCGCAATTGCTTTCCATACATCTCCAGTCCACTCACCACCATGATCATTTCTTTCTTGCATTTTTTCCGTTGCTGGTAAGCAATCGTGACAAATAATAGTTCCGTTATCTGATAGGTGATTCAATGAATTTTCAATATCTTTTAATACCTGGACTGAATGGTGTAATCCATCAATGAAGATGATATCAAATTTAGTAGCATCTCCAATGAAATTAAAATACTCATCGGAAGTGCCTACAAATGAATAGCTATCAGTACTTAATCCATCTGGTGGAAATGGTTCAACAGAATATTTATTTTTTATGTTTATTTGATTAAAATTACCATTAGGATTTTGTGCACCTATTTCTAAATAACTGTTATATCCAAACTTTTGAATAAAATTGTTAATGATGTCTGTTCTTTTCATATTCTTCTATTAATTTATCTACAACCTGTATTTGGGTATAATTGTGTAATACCTTTACCATCCCATTATGTGCTATTCTTTCTCTCTCCTCTTCGTTTTCATTATAGTAGTTCATCTTTTCTATACAATCAAACATTTCATCATAATATACAATATCCTCACCATCTATAAACATATCTCTCAATCCCGTTTCTGGTGCTAAGTTATCGGTTAATACTAATTTACCACAAGCCATTGCTTCAAATAATCGTCTTGTTACTTCTTTATGTCTACTATTTTGAATAACCATTAAACCACTATTCAAAAATTCGGTATGTTCTCTTGCATCCATACCATTTTGATTTCCAATAGCACCTTCTGCCCAATTTGTAAGATAATCTAAAAATTCAGAACCTCCTCTACCTCTACTTGTAACCGCTACATACTTTGGTTCTAAATTCATTGGAAACTGAACCATAGTATCTGCCCAATGTGGAATCCATTCTGCATTTATTCCTCTATTTCTATATTCTTCTGCACACCTTTTATCGGGTGTAATTGTTAAATGAAAACGATTTGCTTTTGGATAATTTCTTTCAAAGTTTTGTGGGTCATCACCACTTTCTTGTATCCAAAATGCGTTTGGAACTAAATCTTTATTAAGATATTGTGAATCAAATCTACCCCAATCCATAAATAATATGATATCGGTTTTAGGTTTTAATTCAATCCATCTTTGTAATTTTAAGTCGTGATAATTGCCAGTTTTATTAGAACCAATTGACACAATTTCAGTCTCCCATCCTCTCAATTGAAATTCTTTAACTAAAGACATTGGAGTAGACCACTCCTCACCATCATATGCATATATAAATGTTATCTTCATAGAGTATCGTAGTAACCATTTTGTCTTTCTTGTCTTTCAATTGTTTTAGGATGTCTAATACAATATATCTCATCTGATGGAAATGATGTATATGATTCAAATCCAACAATTCTTTCGTGAACTTTATTTATCCATCCAATTTTTTCAGAATTTTTATAAATACGAGTCTGAACATCTGGGAAATTTACCCATCCTTTTTCGTTTACATTCCATCCCCATTTTTGAATATGTTCATCTGTCAATCCTTCAACTGTATTGATTCTCGGAACAACAATCATATCCTTATCAGTATTTGCATCCAATAGGGATTCCATATTTACAATCAAATCAGGTATAAGATATTCATCTGCATCCAATTGAAATATCCAATCACCTTTACAATGTGAATTTAAAAAGTTTTTCCATTGTGCAAAATCATTATTAAATTCAGATTCTATTAATGTAATATATTCAGCATTAGCTTGTAATTCTAAATATTCAATTAATTCAGTTGGAGCTTTTGGTGTATCTAAAAGAACTACTATTTCCGAATTTTCTTCTTTATAGTTTAATAATTGATTTACCAATCTAATAGTTTCTTCTACCTCATTGCAGGCAGTAATTGCGTAACTTAATTTCATTAAAATATTTTTTTGTCAGTTGAATTTGTATAACTCCATGCACTACCACTTGGATATCCATATGTAGTTGATGTACTCCCTAACCCAATCCCACTCGCTATACTAATACTTCCAACGCCAGGTGTTGTTGTAATTGTTCCAGTATTCGGAATTCCAAAAGGAAATCCGATTGGGTTTTCATCTTTAACCTCTGCTAATTTATCTTTTAGAGTATCCCATTGTTTTGGAGTGATATTAAATTCATGTACTCCCTCTGTGAATCCTTTTAACCAAAGGACAAATTCTTTTGATGTCATAACTATTTATTTTTAATTTGTGTTTTAGGGTCAATAGATGTCACTTTCATTGTAGGAGGTGTTAATTTATCAACATCCATATTTAGTTCTACTATTTTTGATAAACCACTTAATTTATAAGTTCTATATGCATCATTTGTAATGATAGGAACTTTGCTAACTACTTTTTGATAAAATGCTTTAGCTCCACCTTTCATTTCTAATGTTTCATTTTCTTCATTTACAAATTTACCAAAAAAACGTTTAATTAAATCTGGTCTAATATTTGATACCTTTACACAATGAACTATATCCTTTGATTTTGATACAAATAATGTATAAATTATAGGAGCTGTTGTTTCTGAATATCTACCTTTAGTTCCATCCACATATTCGTATCCCTTTATTAGATAGAATTTAGCTCTAACCATTTGGGTTGAAGCTATTGTATTCTTATCATCAATAAATTTACGATATATAGGATTGTAATTAATCATTTTTATTTAACATTTTCAATTTTGGTAATTGTAATTGTTGGAATTTAGGCTGTATTTTAGTATAAATACCATGCTGATTTAAAATAGTATTAAACAATTCAGTCATTTTTTGTAAACCAAATTTTTGCTTATTATTCTTAGCTAATTGAGTTGCCCCTGATTTATATTTGTCATAGTTTTTATACACATCTTTAATCAAAGGTAATGCTTTTGAAATATTTACATTAAACCATTTTGATTCTTTTAATAAGAAATCATCAGCTGCTGATTCGTGTACTTCTTTCAATTCACCATCTAATAATATTGCTCCACTTTTTAAAAAATCTAAATGGCCGCTCCAATTACTTACTAAGATTGGTTTACCTGTCAAACTGAATTCTAATAATGGTCTACCAAACCCTTCACCTTTTGTGAAGTTTAACATTGCTTTTACTTTTGGATGTTCATATAATCCATTCATTTCTGATTGAGTTAAATCTCCATGTAAAAGATAAATTGATACTTGCTTATAATCATTTCCTAATGTTTCTCTAATTAATTTAATCGTATTCTCTCTATCAATTACACTAAATCCAGCTGAAGATGTTTTAAGAATTAATGCTGGCTTTTTCTTTTCGTTTTTGAATGCCATTGCAAATGTTTTAATCATCATACCTATATTCTTTCTATCTTCTCCCAAATCACCTCTTAACCAATGTCCTACGAATAAGAAAGCAAAATCTTCTTTAATTTCATCTAATTCAGTAATATGTGCAATGTGGTCAGTTCCAAAATCTTTTTCATCAAATCCTTCAAAAAGAACTTCTACTGGTTTTCCAATTTTAATTTGTCTAACTAATTGATTTGTTTTTTTATCCGTTTCATTATAAATCGTACCTACTAAACTTAATTTTGAATGTTCCGATGGAGTTATAATTAAATCCATCCTATTACACCCTTCAATCCAATTCATAGGACATGCAGTAGTTTCGATGGCTGCAGTAATACCAATGTTATAAAATCCTACTGCTTGAAATTCATTCGGAACTGTAACTTGGATATAAATATCAGGCTTTTCTTCTACTTTAGCTATCATATTATCTATAACCCATTTATGAAATTCATTATCATAATTAAGTGCATCCATAGGAGTTGTACCCCATCTTGTACTTATTATTTTAATATCAAATTTATTTAATGTGTAAAGTGAATATAGTAAATCTCTACTATGGTCTCCATAACCACTTCTAGTTGCTACTGGAGCTTGAAATATTAATGTTTGTTTCATATGCTATATAACTCGTATTTTTTTCTTGGTTTCCAATTTTCAAAAGCTCCTTCCATTCCATCAACTAATGTCTGACACATAGCTTCTCTACTCAATTTACCTTCTCCTAAGAAATGTTTTCTGCCTTTTAATGCTACTTTTGTTCTTTCTTCTTTACCCATTTTATACCAATCCATAATCAAAGGAGCAACATCTTCAAAATCAACTCTATCATCGAAAATATATGGAGTAGGAACTGAACCTGTTGTTGAACGTACCGGCCAAATTGGTGTTACCCAATCTCCCCAAACTACTGTATTCTTTTTATGTCTATCATGTAATGAACCAATTTCTACATAATCTTCTTCAGTAAGTAATTTACCCGTACCCTTATCTCTGAATCCACATTGGTCTTGTAATCCACCTGTAACCGTTACGATTATAGGAGTACCTGCCATTACTGATTCCGCAGTTGCTAAACCGAATCCTTCATTAGATGCTATGTTAATTGTAGCATCAGCCATATTATAAAGATAATTTAATTCCGTTTCAGTATAACGATTTGGAGCAAATACTACATTAATATTAGGTGTACAATGTTCAATTGTAGTTGGTAAATCCGTACCATGTTCCATAACAGGTTCCGTATGCATTAGTAAACATACTTTATCTCTTTTATCTTCTGGCAACGCATCGACAAATTTATCAAATGCTAAAATAACATCAATTGGTTGTTTTCTTCTAATATTTCTATTATTCCAATAAAGAACAAATTCATACTCCTTATCTCCAAAAATACTTTTCTTAAAATCTTCGGGAACTTCAACCGGCTTATATAGTTCTGAATTGATACCATGTGGTACATAACTTACTTGCCAATCTTCGGGCTTTTTCCAATGTGTTTCTTTATCCCAACCCCAAACTCTACGAGTAATACCATATGTTTGTTTTGAAATTGTACCTATCCAATCACAGCTTTCGTAATAGTTTCTATTGTATTTTGGGTCTGGTAAATCATCCCAAATATGATAAAAGAATAATGGACATGTTTGTCTAATTTCATGCTCAATATCATATAACCATAACCAATACCTTGGGTCAGTAAAGTGTAAAATAGCATCAGGTCTTTCCGTCATTAATAATTGACGAATTACATCAGCATTTCCATATCCATCAAAAGGATATATTTTTACAGAAGCATCTTCAATTCCGGTTCTACTTCTAACATCATCATTTAGGTCTAATATTTTTCCAGCTTCGGGATGTTTAATTGCTGCTCCCAATTGTACCCAATCATACTTATCAACTGTTCCCATAACTAATTGTTTGGAAACGTTGGCAATACCACTTGCCATTCGTAAATCATCCGAAAGTAACAGAATCTTCTTTTTTGCCATAACTTATTTCTTTTTATTTAAAATTGAGAACCACTTATTTTTAATTCTGTATAAGTGTTTAATTGTTTTCTAAATTGTTCGTTTTTTACATAAAGGTCCAAAGTTCTGTTAACGAGTTTTTGGAAATTAATACCACTTTTGATTGTAGCCATTTTAAAATCCTCATCATATAACTCTCTTATAACCTTAACCGTAGTTAATTTTAGGTTTGCCATAGTTGTTAATATTTGTATATACATATATATACAAAAAATTATTTTCCATCACAATGTGTTCCTAAAAACTCACACCAACTACAAAGTTTTGATGGCTTTTTTGGATAAGTTATATCCATTCTGTATTTACCATCCTTATCAAATACACTTTCCACAAATTCGGTAAATCCTTTCCAAGCTTTATTAACAGATGGTTTACCACTTGCTGGTACATGTCTGCTAATACGAGGTATTGTATAATCTTCTACTTCAGCTACCTTTCGTTTTAATATGATGAATTCAACCTCAATCATATCTTCTGAAATTTTTAACATTTCTGCGTAGAATTTCTTATATAAAAGTATTTGTGTATTTTTAATTGGGTCAGATTTTTGATACTTACTCCAACCTTTTGTAGATGTTTTGAAATCTATGATTTTGTATTTACCATTAAACTTACTACGAATAACCAAATCAATAAATCCTAAAAAATTTACATTTTCTGATATCTTAGTATTAATGGGTTGCTCAATCGCAATCAACTCATCATGTTTTAAAGAAAAGAAATTGTTAAAGTTTTTTGATTTCTGAAAGTAATCTAAAATGAGATTGCCATCTTCTAAAAACTCTACTAACTCTTCTTTTGAACAAATTGGGTCTTTGCCCTCATTAGATTCTTTGAGAAAAAACTCTCTCATCTTTTCTTTAAGAAATGCCTTCGTATCCATTCCTTTATCAGCTTGTGATTTGGAGATACGAAGGCATCTGCTTAAATATTCTTGCAACGTTTCATGCATTGCTGAACCAAATACAGAATGTATATTGGATGATGATTCTGATAAACCATCTATGTAACTTAGTTTGTATTGCTGTGGACAATTGTGCCACATACTATATTGTGAAAATGATACTCTAGCCATATTACAAATATACAAAAATTATTTGATTAAACCAAAAAATTTATATCTTTAATTTTAATTTTGTAATTTGTTTTTTGTCAATACCATACTTTTCAGAAATATATTTTATGTTTTCTCTACCTTCCCTCGTTGCATATAAAATTTCTAAATATTCATTTGATTGTAACTCTGAACAATCATATTCCTTTTGAACAAGTTCTACTATAAAACTTTCATATTTTTCAGCAGATTTGCCTTTCATATACTTTAGAAAGTATCTTCCTTTTGGAATCAAATTAATATACAATTTGTACATATCCTTTGGTTCAAGCGTTTGAGTCAAAGGTAGTATTGATGCAATTAATTCTACCCAATCAGGATTCATCGAAAGAAATCGATTAATCATAAAATTACTCCAAGACTTCTTATCCTCATCTGATAAATTATCAAAATACTTAGGGTCTTGTTCGTTTGTTATAGCCTTAATGTGGTCAAATAAAGATTTACCAGCCATATTATTGAATTAATGGTTTAACTTGTTTATCTCTAAGTTCATCCGGTAATAACTCTTGTAAAGGTTTACCACATTGAGTACACAAATATAGTTCAATTGGAATAATTGAATCATTTGGTTGTCCTGTCATCAACTTACTTAATTTTTTAAATCGGAATGCTGGCATAAATGTTTTATTACCACATTCACAATCCATATCTCTTGCATCATTTAGGGTCATACCTAATGGCAATCCTTGCTGTCCTTCCATTATCTTATAATGTTTATAATTTGAATTAATAATGATGCGAATACAATCTCTTTATCCACTACCATTGAATCTTTATATTGTGATTCTGAAATTGCTAATATTATGTTGGCTGTATTACCACCTGCATACTCATCAACTTTATCATACAAATATGTATACATTTCAGTATAGTCATTCATTTGATTATCCAAAACCATTTGTCTAGTTTTCAAATAAAGATTTCTTTTATCATCTGAAGTTTTAAGAGCTTCTACTAATTTGGTTCTAAAATCGGATTCAATCATAATTGATTTATCCACGTTTAACTCTCCCTTGTTAGATTGAAGTTGGCATGTATTTAATATTCTACGAATATCAGGATAATACGAACTTACAATTTCAGCTACATTTTTAATATCATATGTAATCTTTTCAGAATCTAATATTTTACTAACCTGAACAGCTACATCCTTTTTTGTAGGAGGTGTGATTGCAAATGATTGACATCTACTTTGAATTGGGTCAATGATTTTCTCAATGTAATTACAGGTTAAGATAAATCTACAATGCTTACTAAATGTTTCCATTAAGTTACGAAGGATTGCTTGTGCGTTTGGAGTCATATAATCAAACTCATCCAAAATTACAACTTTAAATCCTGCAAATCCCACCGATGATGCAAAGTTCTTTACTTTGTTACGAACGGTATCCACATTGTTTTCATCCGATGCGTTGATAATCATAAAGTCACATTTGATTGTGTTTACGATTAACTTTGCCAACGTAGTTTTACCAGTGCCGGCTTTTCCGTACAAAAGTAAATGTGGAATATCATTTGTATCCAAATATTGTTGAATAGTTTCTTTGATGGTTTCATTACCAACATACTCAGCAAGAGTTTGTGGGCGGTATTTCTCCACCCACAAGCTATGCTCTTTTTTATTAATGTTATTTGCGAAAAAGCTCATATTAATTTTTTACGAATACACCATTTACGGTCTTACCAGTACGGTCTTTAATTTCATTCCAAGCGGCTTCTAAACATTGACTAGGAGTTAATCCCAATTGTTTAGCCAAAATGATAAGTGTTACAAATGAATCACCGATACCATCTTTTATTTCCTCATCTTTAGATTTTAATAATGCTCCTGCGGTTTCACCCACTTCTTCCAAAACTTTTAATAATTGCTTTGGTGCATTTTCTTTCTTTAAGATATCTTTATCAGCTGCCCAATTAATTACATTTTCAATTAACTTATCAAATGAAACATCGTAATCTGGGAATAGTTCTAATTGGTCTGCCATTTTATTAATTTGAAATTTCTACTAAATAATATTTACATGCGAAGTTATCAATTAAAAATTCAACATTTGCTAAACCATCGGTTGATACTTTCAATTTTGCTGAAGTAGCTTCTTTGTTTGCAGTTAAGATTTCTTTTAAATACTTTGCTGAGAATGAGATTGGTTTAACATCACCATCAAATCCTTTGATAGCGATAAATGTAACTCTATTTGTAGAAATAGAAGAATACCCAATTGCCATCTTCAAATCACCACCTTCACTAAATACAGTGAATGTATCGATATCAGATAATGCACCTTTTGCTTTGATAAACTTATCAATCATATTTGATGCCATATCGATTGAAATACCAAACTCTGGCAATTGCTTCAAATCAGGCACAACCGGAATCACACCTAAATCTGCTAATTGATAAGAAGTTTCAGTTTCATCCGAAGATAACTTTAATACAGTAGCCTTATCACCTACGGTATCAACTTTTAAACTCAAATCGTTATCTAATATACCTACTAAGTTTTTCAACAAAGAAGTTGTATAGATACCAATATTAAATGGAGTTGATGTAAATCCATCAAAGTCCACTTCACCTAACATGGTTTTATCATCCGAAATAAATCGAACTGATAATTTGTTTCCTTCGGCATTCCATGCTACCGACTCAATTACTCCACCTAGTGAGTACTTTTGAATAAAGCGTAATAAATTTTGCTTGTTCATACTTTTTTTTTTAAATTTTAAATTATTGTTTTACAAATATACGAAAAGTTTTTTAAAAAGCAAAGAATTTCTTTGCCGTTTTTGTGTCATTCGATGCTTTTTCCCATTTTAGGGCGTTATAGAAATCATCAACCTTGTTTTCCAACTCAGCTTTATAAATCATATCTCTATCAACATATTGTTCTACGAAATCCATAATCTCTTTTGGGTCATTATAATCCTTAAATGCCACTGTATCCAATCCTAATGGATTATTTTTAAGATATACCCACTTAACTTTATCACCATCTCTAATTGGTTCGTTTTTAAACGGACAATCAAAGAACTTTAATAATCTATTATATGTGATACCAGCTTTAACGTGCGCCGGAGTTCCTTTCTCAAATGATGCAATCGATAACCCACTATCTTTTCTCCAAGTACCTTTATCATACTTACTCAATTCTTTAATTGCTCCACCTTTAGCTATTTTATTAACAGGTAGATTAATCATATTGTTTTTGAATTCTAATAACTTCTTATCAACATAATCATTATCTTTACCCATAAGGATATCTTTTAACATACCACTCATTTGGTCCTGAAATGCTTTAGGGAATGATGAACGAACTACATCCAATCCTTTTACATCTAACTTATCACAAGGAATACCATTCTTTAAAACCATCCATTGTGCGTATCTTTTCTTTGCTACCCAAAATCCTGCTTTGGAGATATACTCTTTTTTGATTTCAAATCTATGCTTATCTTTTGGAATAAAAAAGAATTTTTCAGCAAGAATATCATAGAATGAATTTAAGAATGTTTGAGTTTCTTCCGCAACAGTATTTACTTCGGTAGCCATTCTCTTCTCATCAAATTCTTTATAATTAGGGTATCTATGTTTTATTATTGGTTCAGCCATCATATAAATGGAATCAGTATCGATATAAACATTGTAATCCTCTTTAGTTCCGAGTTCTTTCCAATATTTGATGTTTGCCATTTCTGCTGTTTTCTTAATAACAGTTTGACCCGTAATCGTAACTGCCTCTGCATTATCAATATCGTAAAACCGAAAGGCAGGAAGACCAAGCACACCATACATAGAGTTAAGAAGAATCTTTTGAACCAACTGCCTCTTCGCATAAAATTCATATTTTTCCGTATCACCCGCTTCACCATATTTCTTTTCTAATTTTCTAAATTCAACTCTTTGTTTAAACCATGTATCCAAAATATCGGTAATTAAACCAGCTTTATCTTGTGTGTAAAGAACTCCATTTGCAGCAACACCTAAATTACTATCTTTGATGACTTCCTTCAATTCCTGAGTACTATATGAGTATTCATCGCCATCCTTACCTATTAGCTTATATGTCTTTTCTACTCCTCTTATATTTTCTTCTGCATCCCAATTCTGAATCTTACCTACTTTGGTTTCAGGACTGATATTTAGGGTCATAATAATTGATGGGTATAGAGATGTTAAATCCAAATCATATATCCAATCATACTTCCCAACGATGGGTTCTTTTACATATGCACCTATGAACTTCTCCTGATTATTATCTTTCAGAGCTTGCATTCTCTCTTTTCTATCTTTTGGTTTATTAGTTGCTACTAAACCTTTCTTTTTAAGATATGCTAAACAAGCTCCTTCTAACCATTTAGATGAAAAAATATAATCTTCGTATGGAACAAATCCAGCGTGACAAACTGCTCTGCATAAATCTATAAATTGTAACTTCTCATCCATCGATACAACTAAATCTACATCGACAATATTATACTCAATAAATTTCTCTAAATCGTTTTCAAATAAATCATCCAAACTTCCTTCATATTCAACCTTACCTCTACCTAATTCCTTTGTAGCAATATGGTTTAGAGTATAAGATGCTTCTAATGTATATGTGTAAGTTTTGTATAGATTGATATAATCTAAAATAGCTACACCTCCAAAACTCCACTTTTCTCTATAAGGAGACCAGAATGCTTGGCTTATTGGTGATAATCTTTTTGCATTACCTTCCCCACATACGTTTTTAATACGATTGTAAAGATAGGGAATATCAAAGAAATCTATATTCCATCCTGTTAAAATAGTCGGGTCAATTTCCTCGTAATAATTAAGGAAAGCAAGTAAGAGATTTTTCTCGTTATCGAAAATGTGAAGAGTAACTTCTCTCCCATCTTTGCTAAAGTTTTTGGCATTGTTTTTAACTTTTCGTTCTTTATCTAATACAAAGACATCGTATAATTTCGTTGCCCCATCGTATGATGCTATCGCTGTTATTTCATTCTGAGCTTCTCTTGTATTTGGTAGACCTGTAATCATTTCTACCTCAATATCAAAAGTCATTACTCTATGACCTGTTGATGGTAAATCATTATCATAAATGTCAACCAATACTCTCGTTGTTTCTGGTACATCCGATTCAAATAAATCTTCTGCCTCTTCCTTTTCCCACTTTGATATACGAGTCAATTTATCACCATACATTGATTGGTATTGTCCATATGGGTCTTTCTTATATGCATACTTTCGGTATGGCATTGTTTGATACCCACTTTTATCATCCCACAAATGTATTAAATTCTTTTGTCTTTCGTAATAGATGTTTTGATACATATTATCTTCCCACTTCTTTTAAATAGTTATCTTTCATTTGTTCCCAAGTCATTCCAATTGCATTTACATAAAATAGAACTTCCGGTTTAATCTTTCCTTCCTCAAGCATCTTCTCATATCGTTTGATTGCTTTATCCTTCCACCACTTAATAGTGTACTCATTTCCTTTAGCAAACTTCTCTTTAAGAATCAAATCCTTCTCTTCAATTTTAGATTGTAAGAACTCATTACCATTCTCATACATTTGTGCAAAATATACACCTCTTTGGAATCCATGGTCATAAGCATTTCCTTTAATTCCTAACTCTTTAAAGATAGCCTGGATAATCTTTTGTTTGATTCCACTTACAGGTCCATTCTTTTCGTAACCCATACTTTCACCATTTCTTTCTCTTTCTCTAGTGATATGAGTTTCATACCACTCAGAACGATTTTCTTTTAACCATTGATGCCAAGGGTCATAAACTTTATCATCAGGCTTTGTGGAAATCTTACCTTTAGATTCTCCTAATGTTTTGAAATGTGGAATACCATTGTATTGTGAGTGAATACCATACAAAGATGTTGTACCTACTCCAACTAATGGATTATTATATTTCTTTTTCCAATAATCTCTAATTTCAGGAGAAGTTGCTAATGCGGCAATTAATTTACCACCTAAGAAATTATAACCAAATGGTTGAGTTGATACAATAGTAGTTGCAATTGTAGTACAATTCAATTTACCATTTTTAAACTTATCATCTTTCTGCCATCCAATGTAATTATCTCTAACACCTAATGAAGTAATATCTGAACCTAAACAAATCTGTCCTAATATCTTTCCGCTTGTTCTATCTTTAACATAGCACTTTACATTACGACCTGGATTTGCCTGAAATTCCATTGTATGGATTAATCTACGAATCTCAGTCCAACGAGTAGATTGTTTAGCATCATCATCTACGATTTCTACATAAGGGTCTATTGCTTGAATTTCAGCAATAGTTAATTCCCTATTCATAATATCGGTAGGTTTCCATAAGGAATCGTAATGGGATTGCAACACAGGTAATTTTTTCATATTACCAATTAAATCTTCGTTCCACTCCATCCACTTTTTGTAGAGAGTTTGTTCTTCAACTGACATAGTTCTTAGATAGTCCAAGTTCTCAATGAACTTTCGTTTCATATCTTCGTAGTTGAATTCGTCTGTTTTGGCTGTTTCGCCGGTTTCCCAAAATTTCATATTGTAAATATAGTAAAATTATTCGATATTACCAAAACTTAGTTGTAATTTCGTTTTCAGGTGATATCACACTATGTTGTTCAATTCCTTTATTGTACTCTCTTGTATCTTTTGGATAAGGTCGTATTTCATGCTTTAATCGTTTGATTAAATCTTTCTTTTCTTTTTTATCTTGCGCAAGAATCTGAATGTATCTATGTTTAGGTGGTTCTTCTCTTCTCCAAAATTCTTTATAACCTTCTTTACCAATTTCTCTTCTAAGATGTTCCAAATTACCACTACCCCAATTATTAAATACACTTCTACTATGAATCCATTTATAAGGGTCTTTAGATAGAGATATACCATAATTTGGCATTAATGCAATATCAGTATTTAATCCTTGATAAATCCAATTGGTGGCTTGGTATATTCCACCCAAATGCTCTTGTCCATTATCGGCATATGAAAGGAGAACTTTAATATTTTTATCATTTTCTCTGAACCACTTAAACGATTGTCCCAATGCATATGATTCAATATTTGCACCATAACCATCATCACAATATAAACGAGTTAATTCTAAAATGTTATCTTTACTCAATCCCTCACAAACCGATGTAGATGCTCTTGCCCCTACGGGAAATCCATATATTAGACATCCTATAAGTTTACTATCACCAAATTGGTTTTCCGATTCAGTTTTGTAATAAATACCCAATGCATATCGACACATTGTCCAAGCATGAGTATAATGTTTTTTAACAATAATATCTCTTGCTATATCTTTTGTTATTGGAGCAAGATGTACTTTTGATACATCACAATATGATTTATTAGCTTCTTTCAATTGGTTCTAATTTATGTATTTCTTCAATAAATTCTTCTTTTGCTTTTGGATATGGTAACGATGGATACTTTAAAGATTTTAATAGTTTCTTTCTCTCTCTACCATTCAAAAGTATATAAACATAACGATGTTTTCTGGGTTCTTTCTTAATCCAAAATGGTACTGAAACCATTGTTTGAATTATCTTTGGGTCATTTGTTCCGTATCTTACAAATGATGTTCTACTATGATGCCACTCCTCATCTTCTTTCCACTTAAAACTCCAACTATCATTTGGTCTGATTCGGTTTCCCTGATATATCCAATTTGTTGCTTGATATACAGTTCCCAAATGACCTGCTTTCGGGTCTGAATACGATACTAATGCTTTGATTTGTGGTACATTTTCTCTTAACCACTCAAATGATTTACCAACAAACCAACTTTCAATATTACTACCATACCCATCAAATACAAATAAACGGGTAAGTTCTAAAACTTCCGTTCTATCTAATAGTTCCGTTATAGATGCACCTGAATGTCTGCCAACAGGATCACCATAACATGCTACTCCAATAAGTTGTTCATTTACTCCACCAAAGAATTTGTGTTCATCATTTGAAACATGAAACAAACCAATAGCATAAGATACCTTCGTCCATATACCACTATAATGGTTATTAACGATGATATCTTTTGCTACATTTTTGTTTACTTGTCTTACGACTAATTTTGATGTATCGCAATATAACTTATTTAACTCTTTCATAGGGCCACTTTACCATGTGTGTCCATGTTTGGTTCGTAACTATTTTTTTAATGTTTGCAGGAGATACTTTGTAGTTCCTAGCAATAACATTAATATTTCTATGCCCTACTTTGTATAGTTCTCTGATTTGCAATATTTGCTCTTCAGTTAATTTGTGCATTGGATGCGCTTCTCCTCTTAACATAACTCTAATATAACACTTTTTTTTGACAATCACAAATTTATTTTATTTTAGTGATTCATTGATTGCATTTACATACGCCATTTTAGATGATGCGCCTGTAAACCTTTCTACTTCTTTACCATCTTTTACAATAATTACCGTTGGAACTGAACGAATACCATATTGAGTTGCTTCATCGTATGCCTCATCGACATCGTAATCTTCAAACGTTACATTTGAAAATTGACCTTTAATTTCGTTCATTACTGGTGCAAGAGCTCTACAAGGACCACACCATACTGCTGAAAATTTCTTAACTGTTACCATTTTGTCTTTCTTTAAATTCATCATATGCATCCAACAAGGAGTCTACAACCGGATGTCTATGATTTGTTAATAATGTTTGTGAATCCATATCCTTAATCTTCTTTGCAGCTGATAATAAGAATTTGAACCCACTATCTCCTTTATATTTTAAATCCACTTGTTGCGTATCACCACATACAACCATTTTACTTCGTAATCCCAAACGAGATGTAATCATTTCCATTTGGTCATTAGTACAATTTTGTGCTTCATCTACTATAATGAATGCATCTAAAAATGTTCTACCTCTCATAAATGCAAGGGGTACAATTTCAACTTCTCCATTTTGTAATATCTTATCAATTTTTTCTTTGTTATATAATTGATAAAAATTAGAATAAACGGGTTGCATCCAAGGCTCCATTTTCTCTCTTAAATCGCCAGGTAAGAATCCAATTTCTTCTTTACTTACAGTAGGGCGAGTTATAATAATTTTATGTACAGCTTTTTTGAATAACATATCTAATGCAACCTGGCAAGCTAAAAGTGTTTTACCACTACCAGCTTTACCACTTAATATGGTAATTGCATTATTTAATATTTTATCTTTAGCTTGCTTCTGCTCCTCATTTAGTTGAATTTGGAACTTGATAGGCCCTTTGGGTTTATCAATTTTATCTTCTTTAATTTTTTCGGTCAATTCTTTGAATTTTGTTGATTGATTTTCAGCCATTTTATTTATTTTATCCTTCACAACTTACACATTCCGGATCCATAGCTTTAGCTGCAATATCTCCTCTTAATACTGATTCCGTTCTCATATAATATAACGTCTTAACTCCTTGCTTCCAAGCTTCTAAGTGAACTTGGTTAATCCATTTAGGGTCGGCAGTTGCAGGAAATGCTAAATTTAGGGAAACTGCTTGGTCAATATATTGTTGTCTAATACCTGCTTGTCTAACTAAATCTAATTGATTAATTTCTTTGAATGTTTTAAATACATCTTTAACTGAACTAGCTCTATGTGCTCTTTCATCTATTGATATTTCTTTACACTCAACCAATTTACCTTCCGAAAAACACCAATTATCTAAAAAGTCCAAGTCTTGCACCGAACCACCATCGGCAAGGATTTTATCCCATACCTCTTTTGTGTTCTTACCCATCTTACGAAGTACTCTTTCTAATTCAGGATTCTTACGAATAAATCC